CTGGTAGGCAGCACACTCCAGTCCATAGCGGGCCAAGCGTCCACATGCAAATCAGAAATTAAGTCAAAAGTAAAAGTCATCATACATATTTAAAAGGAAAACACATGTACATTATTTTTGGAGACACTGCTGCTCAAATACCCGACAGTCACACAGTATTGGAATTGGACACTGTGCGCCGGCCACCAGAAAACATCCCTGTGACTGCATACTGTGTGATTGACAAAATTCCCTTGCAAGAATTTCCCATAGCTGAAGCCAACAAAAAATTACACAAGGAATTGATGCAGCACTATCGTGCTCAAGAATGGGATCAGTGTGGTCAAGCTATTCAGGTCTTGCTGGGCAAATGGAATGGCGAGTTGGACAGTTTTTATACTGACCTCGATCGGCGTGTGGAACAATATCGCAGCAGCCCGCCAGCCCCAGACTGGGATGGTACCTACATCAAAACTGCCGATAAATAACAGTCTATATCGGGAGTCAACGTGAAAACAGCAAGAATCATGCCAGTGGGCGCACATCGTATTGGTAATGCTTGCCTTACGTTGCAGTTTGATCGTAATCTTGATCAGTTTGATAATACCTACATTGTGAGTCCGTTGTCAGGTTCTCGCTTGCAAAAAGTGTTTGAACGCTACAATATCAACACTACAGGGTTTGTATACCTCACAGACCAGGAGCTGGTCAACGAGTACCCCGAAATCAACAACTGGTATCTCACCAATGATTATCGCGGCAGCTGGCTGTTTCAACAAGCATTGAAACTGGCCTGTCTAGATCATGTGGATGCAGATCTTGTGTTTGTACAAGACGCCGACACATTCTGTGCACAACCTTATTCTTGTTTGATCAACCACGAATTGAATTTGTTTTATCAGCCCAACATCAATCATCATTGGGGATACTACAAGGCCGCTGAAAATCTCACAGGATTACCAAGGCCTTATCCACATTCATTTGTGTGTGACATGATGCCAGTGTTCAAGCGTGATTGGATCACGCTGCGAGATCAAATCACAGCTACATTTTCGGTACATTGGCTAAACTCAGTGATTGATCAGACCCCGTGGGACCACAGTGCTGGAGTCAAATGGTTCAGTGAATATGAATTGCTAGCAGCTTGGTCCATATATCAAAACCCTAGCATTGAGTTGACCGTACAAAAGAGATTTGAATTCAAAAGCTTGGAGGCACTGACTCACCGAGACTTTCCTGCAGAGTTTAACGTGGTCAGTGACAAGAATCCCATGGGACAGATTCTGTCATTCGACTATGCCAAAGACACTGTGTACAATCTTGACGCTGTGCTAGATCGGCTAAACCTTACTGCCTGAGTGTTTATTTTGTTGTAGGTATTTGATCAGCTGATCTTTGCCAGCATCACTACGATAACTAGACCTAACAGGGTCAGGATTCAAGGCTATCAATTGTTGCCAGTAATTTCCTGTTTTGTTTGCATTCATAATGCTTAATGCAGTGTTTAAATTTTCTTTTAGCTCATGCACAATTTTATTGTGCCATTGATCTGAGAAAAACAGCAGTTGATTTTCTTTTGATATCTTGTACAATCTATCCCATAGTAGTTTTTTCTCACCTGGTTCTAGGTTGGCTATTCTTTTCATTTCATTTGTTATGGCCAATATTCTCAACACTGGATCTTGGATGGTATCATAAGTTTCATCTATTAGTCCGTCGAATGTTTTTATTCCATAACTTCTGAGATACTGCAAACTGCCTGGAGTTGCAGCCAGCATAAAAGGTCTTCCACATGCTATAGGACGCAGAGTCTTCTCAGTGAGATGCCACCGAGTATCGTCAAACAGTGTTTCAAGTACTACTTCAATTGCTGAGGTCTGGTAATCCAATGAATTGTAGTCAGCACTGTCGTTGGAACTGGAAGTATTCGGCAAGAAATGAAATTCAAAATCTTTACGATCAGTCTTGAATTTTTGATTCTGATACTCATGATCAGAATACAGTTCGGACCCATCTGTTTTGGAAAATGACATATTGCAATATGGAACTAGTCCTTGTTCAATTACTTGTTCTGTAAATTTTAATCTGTATTCTCTAGTACCAGTCCAAGCTCGGTTGTATATCAGGAAGTCTGTTTTGATATTGCAAGACAATAATGTAGTATCGTGTTCAGCATATCTAAACCAATCTTGTGCAATAATACCGTGACTCCACCAGTAGACACCTACAAATCCGTGACTTTCATAAACAGATAATTCTTGGCTGTTTTTTTCTGAATGGCACAACATAGTTAGATCGTATATGTTAAAGGGAACACTGAGCAGGCTTCTTAAATGCATATTTTCCCACAGTTGTTTGGTCACAGAAGGTATGGGTTTGAGATCCCATATTGGTTGAAAGTCACTTTTGTTGTATAGATTGTAGTTTAGTGGCTCTTGGTCGTGACATATCATGGCCGGAGTAGTCATGTTGTTGAACCAATGTTCAGAACTCAGCGTAATAGTTTTTAACGGCAGCAAATGTTCTAGTTTTTTTGAACCATGCGGCCAAAACCGATAAATTAAAACATCATGGTCGCAAAGACTGTCTATAAAGTTGTATAATCTATCTAAAGGAACTGACATATGAAAAAAATTGGATTTATTGGTATCGGTTAATTTATTGGTTTTATTGGAATTGGTATAAATATTAGCATGGGCAATTCCTACCAACCTTACACATACTTAATCGGCTGGACTGCCCAGCATAAATTTTACTATGGTGTGCGTTATGCAAAAAATTGTAGCCCAACGGATTTGTGGAACAAGTATTTTACTTCATCAAAAGAAGTGGCAGCAATGAAAACAATTTACGGAGATCCTGACATTATACAAATTAGAAAAGTATTCTTAACTAAGGAACATGCTAGACTCTGGGAAAACAAAGTATTGCGACGACTAAAAGTTGTCTCTCGGGAAGATTTCCTTAATAAAAATGATGCTCCTGCCCCTCCAATTAATAATCGAGTAATGTCAGACATTACTAAGACTAAAATTAGCACAGTGCATAAGGGAAAACCAAAATCTGAAGAGCATAAACAAAAAATTAGAGAGGCCCGGGCAAAACAGGTCAATACTAGAAAAGGACAGCATGCAACCGAAGAAACAAAGCAAAAAATTAGAGAAGCACGGGCAAAGCAGATTATAACAACAGAAACTCGAGATAAAATGTCTGCGTCTCGCAAAGGCGAGAAACATTGGACTTATGGAACACCACGGTCCGAAGAAACAAAGCAAAAAATTAGCAACACGCTAAGAAACAAATTAACTAAAAAAGGAAATGTATGACAGTTGAGAAAAAGAAGATAGGCTTCGTGGGCATTGGAAAATTAGGACTTGACTGTGCTGAAGTCATGGCAGAAAAGCATGAAGTGCGGGGCTATGATATTTACCCACGCACCAGCGACACAGTAAAAGTCTGCGACATTGACGAACTTGTAAACGAAAGCGAATGGATCTTTATTGCTGTGCCAACACCACATGCCGAAGGATACGACGGCAGTGTACCAAGCAGCCACATGGAACCCCGAGACTTTGGCCACGATGCTGTGATTGATGCTATTACCAAGGTCAATCAACATGCCAAGACCAGCAAAAAGGTTGTGTTGATCTCTACAGTATTACCCGGGACTACTCGTGCCAAGTTTGTGCCATTGCTGGACAAGAAGCATCAGTTCTTGTACAATCCTTACTTGATTGCCATGGGTAGTGTAAAGTGGGACATGGCCAATCCTGAGATGGTTATCATTGGCACAGAAGACGGTGAGCTTACAGGCATTGCTGGCGAACTGATTGCCTTGTACAAGACCATCATGAACAACGATCCACGCTACGAAATCGGCACCTGGGACGAATGTGAAGCTATCAAGATCTTCTACAACACATACATCAGTGCTAAAGTTGGTATTGTTAACATGATTCAAGACTTTGCAATGAAGATTGGCAACATCAATGTTGACGTTGTTACCAACGCTCTTGCACGTAGCACCATGCGCTTGCAAGGTCCCAAGTACATGACAGCAGGCATGGGAGATGCAGGTGCTTGCCATCCACGTGACAACATTGCTCTGCGTTGGTTAGCTGAACACTATGATGTAGGCTATGACTTGTTTGACACAATCATGCATGCTCGCGAGATCCAGGCCCGGAACTTGGGCTTGTTCCTAGTTGAGCAAGCAAAATCAACAGGTTTGCCTATTGTGATCCACGGCAAGGCCTACAAGCCCGACGTTGAATACTGCATTGGCTCATACTCTACACTGGTTGGTCACTACGTCAAAGAAGCAGGCATGCCAGTTGTGTATGTTGATCCATTGGCAGACAACCAGGACGAAGTTGTTAAAGAAGTTGCAGGTCCTGCTGTGTTCCTTTGGGCACACAATCGTAAAATCACTTACGAATACACTGGTGAGCAAAAGGATACACAAGCATACTGTGATATCCGGCCAGGATCAGTTATTGTTGACCCATGGCGTAAACTAGCATCTACTTCTGACTACCAAGTGGTCCACTATGGCAACACACGCGGCCGTTAAGTATCATCTTTACAGATTCTGGGATGATGAGTTCAAAACACTGGACTACATCCAAGAACCTTTTAATGATCCTGCCAGCGTAGACTTGTGGCTGTCACAAGGTTACCATACCAAAATATGTGGTGACCTTTGTGACATGCGTCATCGCTTGCCGTCCTGGACCAACAAGTTTATCAAGATTTATACAGAAATGGGATGGAAAGATATTGGCCTTGCGTTCTACCGCATGCCAACAGGCACAGTAATGCCAGTTCACACTGATCTTTACAAACGCTACATTGAATTGTTCAACTTGCAAGGACAAGAACACTCTATTCGTCGAGCTTTGGTTCTGTTGGAAGACTGGAAACCAGGACATTATTTGGAGGTCGAAGGACGCCCGTATG